GGCCTCTGAGATGTGTGTGGGTCATGCCCGATCCTGGTAGAATCACAGTGTTTGATCATGCTGACAGTATTCTACGCTGGGGTGTGGTTCAGGACAATCGTTGGCATGCCCAGGGTCAGACTCCGGATTGGGATCAGGCCCTACGACTACAGACCTGGCGTAGAGCTGCTGAGAGTTTTGGGGGTGAACATCTATGGTTGACCTGGAGTCAGCGTACACATCATTTGGTACACTGGGATTTGGTCGCAGATCCTGACAGGCCAGATTGGCTAGAAAGACTCACTCGCAGAGTCCGAGGGTGGGCTAAATAATCATATGAAAACCATAATAGCTTTATGCCTACTGGCAGTGATCACAGGCTGCACGCATGTACAGAAGTGGGTGCCCAGTTTCTGGGATGATAACCAAAGCCGCATGATCGCGGATGCGGGCCTCTACGTGGAACAGATAGACTGTGGTCAGCCGCAGCTGGCACAGATACAGCGAGTGGATCAAGAACTGCGTAGATTCCAACTGTATTCACAGGCCAAGGGCACACTACAGCAAGATGTCCTGCGTCTAATAGAGCCCATGAAGCAGACCACTTCAGAATGGGTCAAGCGTGGAGAGGGTTCCAAGACCTATTGCGAGATCAAGAAGAAGCTGTTGGTCACACAGTCAGAACGGGCCGCTAAGGTCATATTGGGGAGATGGTAATGAAACAACAACTTGAACAACTAGCCAGCTGTGGCCGACCATGGGCTGAGCAGCGAGCACAATTTGCTCTAGAGATCACTGGAAGCCTAGAACGCGGTGAGATCTCAGAATCAGAGTACAAAGAACTGATGATCGACTTGATCGCCAGTGATCAATTTATGGCAGAAGCAGACGACATGGAGATCAAAAACATGTTGGTTGCTGCGGTAATGATTGGAGCCAAACTAGCATGAAAATCCGTGACATCATCACAGAAAACATATTCACCACTGACTACCACAAGGTCATGAACGCTGTGGCCAAACTCTATGACAGCCACTACAACATCAACATCTGGGAAAACGGTGAAGCCCACGATGAAGCTGCCAAAGTCTTGTTAAAGGCACACCCTTCACAGGAACAGTTAGAGTACATTATCAAAACGGGTGAACTGCCCGAAGACCTATATGAGCTAGACTTTCCCATCAACGACGACATCATGATGGGCTATGCTGCCAAAGGTGATGAAGATCTCACAGACGATCTAGACGGTGACATTGAGGAGACACAGGCCTCAAAAAAGCTCTGTACTAGCAGCCGCTCGGACGCCAGCCTGGGTGCTAGTAATCTGGCATCGTGTAAAAGCCAAGGCTATCGTGCCCGCGAAGGCAAGAAAAGCCATAAGATTGGTGACAAACGAGTCACAGTAGGGGATAAGAAGATCAAGGGCAAGGCCCATGGTGGACCCCTGCCTGATTGGAGTTAAAGCCCTCGAGCCCTACGTTCCTGTAGGCCCTGACAATGGATACAGTATTGAACCCCCGGCACTGCTCGTTGACGCTCCGGGGGTATTTCTTCTCCGCAGTCTTGACATTCTGATTGGGTTGGTAGGCTACGTTGTTTGGCCAGTTGTTTCTGTACATCAGCCACAGCGTTCATATTGATATGTAGACTGTGGATTTGGGCCATTTCGGCCTCTTCTTCATTGTTGTACTCGAATTGTTCTACTTCCTTCATTTATGAGAATCCCTGATAGTTGTTAGTAATTCGTTGCGATGTGATTTGTACTTAGCCCAGCTGGATCTAATTCCGTCCCAAACACACCATTTTAAAATGTAACTGACAATGATACCCATACCTAGTCCGCTGACATACAGGCCTATATCTCTACCCATACCCCACCCTGCTCCTTGAAGGAACATAGCGAACATAAACATCTTTTGCCAGCCTTCAAACCTTTGCCATTGCCACTGTAAAAAATTCCATATCTCTTTCATTTCAATCCCGTTTTTTAAGTTGATCTATGACCTGTTGTTTGGCTCTACAATCTAGGTCAGCATTTTCTGATTCTGATATCTTGTAGGCCATTAGATCTATGAACTCGCAGACTGCTATCTTACCCTCATCAGTGAAATGGCAGTAATTAGAACCCACAGAGCTTTTGTAGTAATAGTTGCGGTTGTTGATGATTTCTTCCAGCCCACCGTAGACTAGATCTTTGATAGCTGATTTCTGCATCTTAGATTTTCTCACCTTTCGTAAAGCCACGGAATCGGAGGAAGCGAGGGAAACGTAGCGACCATGTGTCTTCACTATCTTGGCTCCTAGTTGCCGCATCCGCACGGACTTCCACGACTTGTCCAGGGAGCGTATCTCGAGCTTGCCAAAATTCTGCTCTCTGTTTGTCTGTAAAACCTGAACCGCAGTTGACCATAATTTTTTTACCATCGTCTTCACCTTCACAGATTAGGGCACCCAATTTACCCACGTTACGGCCAGTGCCCTCTTCTACTGCTGTAACAGCTAGGCTTACTTCGATAAAGGGTTTCATTTTCATCCATGAGGTACTGCGTTTACATTCATAGACAGCACTAGGGTCTTTGATCATCACACCCTCGTAGCCCGCAGCTACCATTTCCTTCATGTGATCTTTGAATTCAATTTCGTCTGTGAACACATCTAGATTAAACTCACGTTGTGGCACAATGCTAATGAACCCTGACTCTGTGAACAGCTTTTCAAATCCTTTTAGGAATGCTGAACGCTGACGTTGTCCTAGGGTGCTGGCACCTTTCTTAAATTCATCTAATGGCACAATATCAAACAGATTTAACACAGCATCAGATGTCTTGACATCATGTTTGCGATGTACTTCTTTCATCAGCGATTGGAAGTTGGTGCTCATAATCTCGCCATCTAGCACAAACGAAATTTGGAATTGATCTATGTGCTTTTGTAGATAGTCTGTGATGTGGCTGAAGTTGCTGAGTTCTTTACCATTGCGACTGTATTGTGTTACAGTCTTGTTGTCATGATCTACCACAGTAAGACAGCGAACACCGTCCAATTTGCGTTCTACAATCTTCTTGCCAGTCATCTTGCCTTCGTGATTGGCAGCATCATGACTGAGTTGGCATTCAAACACTGGAATCACATATTTGGATTTCTTTAGCTTTTTAGCCACTTTGTTAATAGTAACTTCAGAGATGCCACATCGCAGATCTTTGCGAAGTATAGGAGCATAGAACAGATTCCATTGCTCTTCTGTGGCTAGATCCATACACAGTTCGATAGCACGTTTGGCCACGTTGCCAGTGAGCTCTCTGCGATATAATTTGTCAGCCAGTTGTTTAAATGTGTCCCAACCTAGACCCTGTGGATCTTGGGCAGGCTGTTTAACAGGAACCTGCTTAACACCAAAAGTATATAGGGTATCATAGCACATCTTGAGCCCTTCAAAGAACTCGTCTAAACCCTCAGTCATGGCTGCTTCTAACACAGCTTCTTTGGCCAAACGACTGTTGTCTGCTTGTAGTTGTTTGATAATATCTTGTGGCTGGGTACGCATTTTAACCTTTCTTGTTAATCCAATTTGGATCCCACATGTCTTCATGTATATCCGGGTAATACAGTTCTGGTGCTACCGGCAATTTAGTAATTATAACTTCGGGCTTAGGTTCTGTCAATTCATTATAGGCCTTATTACCAAACGACAGAGCATACAACAGTATCAACGTTTCCATATCTCTCCTTAAACAATAACAGGTTTACGATTTGGTTCATAGTCTGAGTAGACTTTGGCATAGTGCTTGTCACGAATCCAATTTACCAGACTCTGTGGATCAGCGATCATCCAATCTTCTACTTCTTTGAATTCGATATCATCTTCTGTGGTAAACACATAGATTTCATAACAGCGTTGTGAGTTAAAACGAGCACGAAGCTTCATGTGCTCAATTTGTTGAGCCAACGGATTACGCTGAGGTGTGTTGCCTTTTAGAGCGTCAATAATTTGAGATTTTTCAAAATTATCAGGGTGCTTGCTTGTGATGTCTTGTAGACATTCAAACCCTTCTCGATCCCATGATGCTAAAATATAACGCACTGTCTGCTCCATAAATCTAACTATGCTAATATTATAGCATCGTTTGAAAGAGCTGTCAACAATGCCAAACGTAGATCTTGTCTTGCTTCTTCTTGCCCTTCTTGAGATCTTCGTGCTTTTGGCCCATTTGTTGTAATAGATCTTCTTGCTCGTGACAAGGGGGCAGGCCATGTTTAACAGCATCTTCATACATTTTGGGAGATATGTTGAATGCTACATTTCCACCCCTTTGGATATTGTCCACACATTTCTGCCAAAGTGGAATAAAGAACAGTTCGTAGAATGCTTTGTCCGTTTCCCAAGGTGTCATATGTTCGTAGAGTTCTAGATTAATGTAAGGAGGGCTTGTTAATACAAAGTCGTAGTTGAGCTGACTAAAGTCTACGTCCAAACAGCTAGACCAAATCATCTTAAGTTCAAACGACTCTGCGTCAAACAATCTATTCTTGGCCTGTGTTTCAGCATCTAAGAACTGTACCATCTGATCATAAGCTGGTATCATTTCAATGTTAGTATCACATCCTGTATAATCTATGCCCAGGCTCCACGCACCTAGCATACGACCACCCCATCCTGCTGTGGGATCTAATACACTGGTGGCCTTGTATTTTTTATAAAGGTATTTGGCTGTAGTTGCTTTGAACATGACCACGCTGCCTAGATTAATACGAAAACATTCAAACACATTGCCTGCGGCAGTACGTCCACCACGATTACGTACTTTGGTATCTTCAATTAATTTGGCCCAGCTGGTAGGATCGTTGGCAATATCGTAGATGGTCTTGCCGTCTTGTCTACGACACTTTAATAGATTCTGGAATTGAAAATGATATAAAAATGGATTACCGGCAAAATTGTTTTCATTCGTGTCTGCGGCAAACTTGTTGAGGTTGGCTAGGTCTTTGCGTAGCTCTGTGGTCGTGATATTCTTGTGTGTTTCTATGTCCTGTATGGTTACAGAATCTAAATGATAGTTTACGGGTTTGAGTGGTTTACTAGTTGCCATTAGGTGCCTTTGCTTGTATTTCAGCTAACAGAGTAGTTTCATTAAACAGCCAAGGGCTAGGAATAGGTACTACGATGCTAGCGGAACAGAGATATTTATTTAGGTTTTTAAACTCTTTAAAACATGTGGCTTCACGTTTGGCATTACCATTCACCCGTTCCATGATACGATGCTTCTTACCATCTACATCTATTAAACCCCATACACCGTAAGCGACACGTTGCCATTCTATGCTATCGGCGTTGAGATGCTGATAAGGTTGCCAAAACAAACTGACTTTGTAGTTAGTAAGATCGTGTCCGTATCCGTGTATGGCAACAATTTCATAACTTTGATTGACTTTATAACGATCAAGGCTTTCATCTACATTCTTTTGAAATCCTGTTAGACTTGCTCTACCAACTTGTTCAGCAGTAGCAGCCATGTCATCAAAGTCTAAGGCCTGCCTGCGTTGTACAATTTCCACACCCGCAGTCCAACGATCGTGTTTTTGATTAACCTGAGGACCTAGAAACTTTTCAGGATGACTTATAAAATCTCTGCCTTCTTTGGTCTTGAGCACATGCGGATTCATCATGCGAGTTTTAACACTGGCTTGAACATCATTGCCCACTCCGTCAGCATAATAATTGCCATCGCCTACGTGATCCATACCAAAGCTCATACAGATAGCGTGTTCTAGATATCTAGGACTGAGTGTGTCTCCTTCAGTCATGAGAGATTTTAACCCGTGATAGATTCGAGCAGTTAGATGTTGTTGATTAAGGGTAATGGTCATCTAATAATTATACTAGACAACCATTACAAAGTCAAGCCAAGAAGTCAGCCCAGCTTGGGTGCTGTAGATGATATCCACGACGTTTACGCTTGTCTACCAATTCCCAAAAATGTGGCTTGTGAGGCACACGTTTTGGTTTCATTTTGGTATGAGCTGCTTTGCGATAGTTACAAGACTTACAAGCCGTAGTAGAGTTCTCCCAAGTGGTCTTACCACCTAGGCTTACAGGATGTACGTGGTCCAAAGTAGCATTGGCTTCTGTGACTTCACATCCACAGTATTGGCATCTATATTCGTCACGCAAGAAAATATTACGTTTGCTGAGACGCATGGTGCTTTTGGGCTTTTGATATACTTTAAGCATGATCACTGCGGGCACACGAGTTTCCCAACGTGAGGATCTAACAATCCAATCGTCGTGCCATGCCAATACTTCTACCTTGTCTAGAACGAGGTAGCGTATGGCTTCCTGCCAATCTACCGTGGAAAGAGGTAGTAGGCTAACAGGCTGCATATCTGCGTTCAAAAGTAAAGTGCTCATGATGGTTACTTCTATAAAATAGTATTTAACTAGTCAATAATACTATCAATTAAGACTTGCGTCAATGAAAAAAATAGTGTATAGTGTATTAAATCAACAACAAAAGGAATCAAAATGACCCTAGTACCAATGGTAATTGAGTCGTCCAGCAAGGGCGAACGAGCGTATGATATCTACAGTCGATTGCTAAGAGAACGTATTATTATGTTGAACGGCCCAATTGAAGATCACATGGCAAACTTAGTTGTAGCTCAGTTGCTGTTCTTAGAAAGTGAAAACCCAGACAAACAGATTAGTTTGTTTATCAACAGCCCAGGCGGGGTAGTAACCGCTGGGATGAGCATCTACGACACCATGCAGTTTATTAAATGTGATGTGGCTACATTTGTTATGGGTCAAGCCTGTAGTATGGGCAGCTTATTGGCCACTGCCGGTGCTGACGGCAAACGATATATGTTGCCCAATGCTCGACACATGATCCATCAGCCTAGTGGCGGTGCTCGTGGACAGGCCACAGACATTCAGATCCAAGCAGAAGAAATCCTTAAGATGAAAAAGAATCTTACTGAGATCTATGTCAAACATAACAGCAAAGGCAAAACGTTTGATCAAATGACTTCAGATATGGAACGCGACAAGTTTATGTCAGCACAGGAAGCTCTAGACTACGGCTTAATCGATCAGATCATCACACAACGTCCATGAAAAGACTGTTCACCTTTGGTTGTAGTTTCACCCAATGGAACTGGCCTACATGGGCAGACATTCTAGGAAAAAACTATGACTCTCACGAAAACTGGGGTATCTCAGGAATAGGTAATAGAGCTATCTCTCAGCGGGTTAGCGAATGTGTGCTTAGGAACCAGATAACGGATCAGGATACTATTATAATACAGTGGACTGACTATCACAGATTTGATCAACATATCAAAGATCTATTTCCGGAAAGCAGTTGGCGTTTGGGCGGAAGTCTACATGTTAAGTCTACCGAAATTGAATATATCAGAGACACATGGCACGAAGGCAGTTATATCTATGAAAGCCTTAATACTATACATCTCACAAGGACATTACTGAAAAGTCTGCCTTGTAAATTTTATATGGTATCTAGGACAGATATGGGAGTAGATCTAAGTCTCCACCCAGAGCTAGATTTCTACCAACCTGTGCTAGATTACCCAGAGTGGACTGGAGAACCGATCCAACTATTTGTTGACGAATTAGGGTATAAAGGAAAGTCTATGATGATTAAGGATGCTGCCATGTTTGGTATTCCTATCAGCCGCCCTGTACTAGATCTACATCCCCTACCCAGCCACTACCTCTTGTGGTTACAGCAGACATTTCCTGTGGAGCAATTTGATTTAGAATTTGTAGAACATTCTGATAAGGTCTTAACAGAGATCAACCACTATGATCAGTTTGATCGTAGCTATGAAAAATCTATGGACTGGGGGATAAAAGATCGTTATGTCAAAGGGTATTAAAACACACAGTTAGTTTATCAACTAGATCGCTCATCATAGCGTCTGTATGATAAGGTGTAGGAGCAAATCTTAATCTTTCTGTGCCTACTGGCACTGTAGGATAGTTAATAGCTTGAACATAGATATTATATTCGTTTAACAGCACATCGGATATCTTCTTACAGCGAAACGCATCACCAACTAGTACAGGAACAATGTGTGTTTCACTGTCCATAACAGGAAGACTGTTATCTCTCAACATCTGTTTTAATCTAGCCGCACGTTCCTGATGTTGAATTCTAAGCTCATTGTGTTGTTTTAGATATTTGACAGCAGCCAACGCACCAGCACAGGTTACAGGCGACATTGAAGTGGTAAAGATAAATCCGCTGGCAATAGATCTGACAGCATCTATTATTATTTTATCAGCAGCTATGTAACCGCCTTGAACTCCATAGGCTTTTCCTAGCGTACCGTTGACTATATCAACGTCTTTTTCTAATCCTAATCGTTCAATAATGCCAGCACCATGCTCGCCGTAGAGACCAACAGCATGTACTTCATCTACGTAAACTATGGAAGCATACAACCTAGACAATTTAACAATTTCCTCTAACTTTGAAATGTCGCCATCCATTGAGTAAACTGATTCTAATACCACACAGGGTACTGATTTTCTAGATGTTACATCTTCTAGTTTTGATCTAAGGTCGCTGAGATCGTTGTGTTTAAAAACATGTTTAGGAGCACGACTATGACGCATACCCTCTATAAGACTAGCATGGTTCTTAGAATCTGATACAAATTCTATGTTTGGAATTATTTTAGCCAAAGCTATCAAAGTCCATTCATTGGCTACATAGGCAGAGCTGAATAATAGGGCTCCTGACTTATCATGTAGGGTGGCTAGTTCGTGTTCTAGAGCAACATGGTAATGACTGGTACCTGCTATGTTTCTGGTACCCCCTGAGCCTGCTCCTGTTTGATCTAATGCTGTACGCATAGCGTCTAGGACAACTTTGTGCTGTCCCATGCCTAGATAATCGTTTGAACACCAATTAACTATCTTCTTGATGTTATATGGCCCATACCATATAGCATAGGGATAATCCCCGGCTTCCCGCAGGATATCATTAAAAACCCTATATTTTCCCTCGGCTTTTAACTGGTCTATTAATCGTTGAAATGGTTCTTTGTTAATCATAGTTGTCCGATAAATACTGTGTATTACTCTATATTTAAGGTTTAAAAAAATGGATATAATCAAAGTTGACGTCCCTACCTTTCTTCGATTGCTGGAATTAGCACGTGAAGAAATCAAACAGGACACTGATTTACATGATGTTGCTGAAAAAGTTGCTGAACTTAGTAGAGATCATGTAGTTACAATGGCCGATTATAATAATATCATTGAATTCATGAAGCAGCAGGGTAGCACTGACGAGCTAGATAGAATTAGAACATTGGGCGGACTATAATGACAAAACAAACAATCAACATAGGTACTTCAGTTAACAAAGGTGACGGCGATCCGCTACGTACGGCTTTTACAAAAATAAACGAAAACTTTACAGAACTTTACAATTCTACAGGCGGTCTTGATCTATCAAACATTACAGAAAGCATTATTCCTAGCGTAGATAACTCCTACGATCTAGGATCTCCTACAAGACAATGGCGTCACGTTTATACTGCCGGCGGCAGTATCTACTTAGATGATATTAAACTTACCAACGTTGGCGGTAAGTTTGTTGCTACAAAAGTTATTAATCCTGGTGAAGAAAACGAAGCAGAAGATCCAGAAGATAGTGATGCCAGCAGCGAAATAGGTGGTGCTGCTAATTTAGGTAATTTGAAGATTGAAAGTAGCACGTTAGGAACACAAGGAGCAGACAGCAATAGTTGGGGCAACCATAATCTTTATCTCGATCCAGGCGGTGAAAGTAATGCCTATATCAGTATCCCTAGTGTAGCACAACAAGAAAGCGGTGCTGCTTTACAGATTTACAACAAAGGTGACGCCAGCAGTATTGTACAGGTGTTTGGTCGCGGTGGTGTTCAAGTTGTTACTAACACTGGAGAAGGCGAAGAAATTTTTGAATTCCGTGACGACGGTAAACTACAACTACCACTAGGTGGAGATATTTTAGACAGCACTGGAGCAAGTGTATTAGGCGGTGGTTCAGCGAACGGCCTAACCAGCAACGACGACATCAATATCACCATCAACAATGACGATAGTAGTAGTTACACATGGAATTACGGTAACACTGGTACTTTAACTCTGCCAAATGGACAGCAAATTGATGCTGAAGATCCTAATCTGTTACAAATAGGCTCAGACGATGCTGGTGTAAGATTAAACAGACTAAATCAATCTACTCTTCTCATAGCAAAGAAGTCATTTAATAGAAACTTTGGTGATGGTGGGGATTGGACTATTACTGCCACTGCGGGTCCGCCACACATAGTAACAGTGACATTTAGTCCCAACGTAGGCTTATATTTTAGACAGTTGTTAGAGCGACTACAAATTAAATTAAATTTTGGAGGCACTGATTTCATCTATGACTACAGCAATGTTCATATCAATCTCAATCCCGAAGATCAAGCAGTAGTGGCTAATATAACTTCAGTATCAGAAACCAACTACGATCCATTGACCTACGAAATAACCATAGATGAAGATCCTACAGCAGTGGTAGGTGTCCTTACAGACATTACCATATCCTACGACTATAACAACACCGTTGGGTTAGATGTAGAAGAAGATCGCTTTGGTATAGCCACTGACAATGATGACATTGATATACGCTCAGGTAGAGATATCGATCTTATCGCAGCAGATGATATTGTTATTCAAGCTGGTAGCCTTTTAGAAATAACACTTAATCGGAATGACGGTCAAGAGGATACTGACGGCATAGAGATTAGCACAAACACGGGAGCTTCTAATAATGTTTGGAGATTTGGATTTGACGGCGATTTAGATTTACCGCAAGATGGTGGCATAGTATTTGACCGCAACAACACAACAATCCGTGTGGGCATGGGATTCCACATTGCCAGCGGTGAAGGTATCAGTCTTGATGCTATTGATCAAACTGCTATACTAACTCTAAGTGGTGCTGGTAATGGTCCAGTAAATCAAACCTATAACAAAACTAACGATACACTTTATACAGGTAATGACAACAGTAGTGTTACTGTGGAAAATCTAGGCGGCACTTGGTTTGTATTCATAGATGGTGATGCCAAATACACCAGCAATGATCTCATCGGGTGGGCTCTAAGTACTGGACCTGGACCTGTGCCAGTTGGAGTATTTTCAAATGGCTATAAAATTTGGGGATTTTCTCCAACTGGTAATTTAACATTACCTAACGGTGCTGTGATCCGCACAGATGGCACTAATACAGAAGTCGGAGGTATGACCAACTTTAATGTTGAAGCCGCAGGTGTTG